GATGGAGCACATCCTCTTGGGGTAATGGTGATTTCATATTAAGCACAGCAAACGGATTATCTGGTGTAGGGCTAACTTCATCATTAGGTGAAGAAGTTCCAACAGGTAATGCTGATGTAACTGCAACCGCTGCAGGATTAACTTCTACAACCGGTACAGCTGTGGCGACTGGTATTGCTGAAGTAAATGCTACCGGCAATGCCTTAACTTCTAATTTAGGAACAGAAACTGTTACGGGTGATTCAAATGTTACTGCAACAGGAATAGCATTAACCTCTGCTCTTGGCGAAGAAGATGCAACAGGTGTGTTCCAATCAGGTTGGGGTCGTGGTGCAAATCAAGTTACAGGTCAACTAATAGGTTGGGGTGATAATCTTTGGAAT